AGGTTGCGGTCACCCTGCTTCTGGCGCATCAGCTCGTCATAGAAGGCCTGGAAGCCGGTATTAAGCGACGCGCCCGTAGAAAGGATTGGATTGCTGGCAATCGTGAGCGGGCCATAGCCCCTTGCCTGTGGGTCAGGTGCCGTTGCTGCAGGCTTAGCGGGAGCTGTCGGACCGGCATACGTCTTGGTGACGGTGCCGTCAGCGTTCTTGACGTACTTGAAGTCAGACATGGACTTACTTACCGCTCAACAGGTACTTGTGGCCATCATCGGGGATTAGCGCAGCACTGGCCATTAGGCGCCGCGATATTCAAAGTGCCCGCCGTGGCTGTTCTTGTAATCAACGAGATACCAGCCGTACTTTGCGCCGTTGGCGATCATCCACTTGCGAGAGTCGTTGTGAATGTCCACTGCTCGGCCGCTGAGATGAGGCGAGCGGGGAGCGCCATCAACAGAGGCGTTCTTGCTTGTCGAACGCTGCGAGCTGGCGATGTCTGCTGATCTCACTTTGCCCTTTGAATCGCGCACCATTTGCATGAAGGAGTTCATTGCGCCAAGGCTCAGGACGACAGGTCGCCCCTGTGCGTCGTTTTGGCCAGGAACGCCATAACCCCTGCCGGTGTCGCCAACACCCGAGACGGGCACTGCGTAGCTGCCAATTCTTGCGGTCACAGCTGCCGGGCTGGAAACAGCAGCAACTTGCGGTGCAGTTGTCACAGTCCTGGGCTGACCAAGGACCGCGGTAGAAAGGGCGACCAGCTGCTGCTGCGCCCGCACCGGGTTGATCATTGCGAAGCCGCCGTAGTTGTAGGTGGCAGCGTTCTGCGAGATCTTCAGGGCGTCTGCCCTGTTGAAGCCTTCAATAATGGCTGGGTCCAACTTGACCCCAGGCTGGTGTTGCTCCTGCTGTAAGCGGAAGAACTCGCCAACTTTGTTGCCGTAGCCCGATTGCTTAATGATGAACTGCATTTGGGGCGACAACTCTTGGCCGCTCATGATGCGCTTCAGCTCTGCGTCGTGGACCTGTAGCGGCACAACCTTGCCGGACTTGGCTGCCTGGTTCAGTTGCTGCTTGAGCTGCGTCGGCACAGCCTTAAAGAGGCCGTTGTACTTCTGGTAAAACTCGCCAGGGTTTGTGACCTGAGGAGGCAGGGCGTCAGCAGCCCTAAAAGCTTGGGCCTGGGCGTCGCTGCCGATGTATTTGTCCAGGTACTCCTTCTGCGCAACGGCGACCTCGGCGTCACTCTTGCCTTCTGCCTTGAGGTTTGCCTCAAGCTGGGCAAGGTTGCGCTGCAGGTCTGCCCTTAATTGCAGGGCTTCGCTGGCCTCCTCGTTCGTAAGACCCACGCCGCCAATGCCAGGACGCTTGAGAAACGTCTCCCGCTGTTTGACGATGCGATCAATCATCGACTTGTTGGCGTTGGCCTGGGGCGCCCCGTCCCGACGACGCTGCTCCTGGGCCAGCTTCATTGCGCTTTGCACTGTTGTTGCATCAGCGCCGCTTGCGATCAGCCGGTTCAGAGCTGCAACTTTCTGCTCACCAGTCAGGTCGTCACGGCCAACAATGCTTGCGGCATCTTCTGCAAACAGGCCTTGAACCCTGGTTGAGCCAAGCGAAGTCGACGTGCTGGCGTAGTTCTGCACTGTTTTCTGTGCCTCGCCCAGGGCGACGACGTTGCCCGCCAGGCGTGGGTCGTTGCCCATTGCTTGCGTGGCCTGGAGGACAGCTGTGTCGTAAGCCTGTCGGTCTGCCGCGAGGGCTGGATCATTGAGCCTGTACTTGGCGATGTACTCGCGGCCGATGTCTTCGCCGGTTGCTTCCTGTACTGCGTCAAGGCTGTTGCGAAGGCTGACCGCGTCCTCCATGCTCTTGCGCAAGTTTTCGACAACGCCCACCGCGCCGCCCTTAGCGGCCATGTAGTCGATCAGTCGTTCGCCATTGGGGCCTGCAACGATCAGGCGCTGCATCTCGTTCACTTGCTGGCTGAGCTGTGAGGCAGTCGTCATGTCAGTCCGCAAAACGCCGTTGTCGCTTGTCGTGCTGATCAGCTTTGCAGCGGCCCGCAGCTGAGGCATCACGTTTTCGACAACCTTTTGATACCCATCAACCCCGAGGACCAGGCGGGCGTCGTCAAGGGTCTGACTGACAAAGGCAGCCTTCTGCTCAACAGTCATGTTTGGGCTTTGCAGCGCTGCTGCCGCAGCCCTATTGCTGGAAGCGATCCATTCGCGTTCTTTCCACTTGCTGTGTACTTCGGCCTGGGCGGAGCTGAGCTGGGTGTACTTCGCGTAGACCAGGGGCTCAAACTCTTTCCAGACGACGGGGTCGTTGGGGATGCGGAGCAGGCTTTGCATTGCAGCGATCGCTCGCGGATCGTTTGGCTGCAAATACTCCTTGGGCACCATGCCGCCGCCCGCGCCCGGCACCTCTGTCATCTGTTTCCATTTGTCGCCTGCTGCGTCCAGGTCCATCCGCAGGTTCGACATGGCGACATAGCGGTTGGCGTAAGCCAGCTGCAGCGGGCTAAGGGCCTGCATTTGGCGATACATCGCAGCAGCCTGCGCATCGCCGCCCTGCGCCTTTTTGTAGAGGGAGTCGCGCAGTGCCGCAAAGTCCTGGCCTGGGTACTGCTGCGTAAAAGAAAACGCTGCAGCCTTTCCAGCAGCATCGGCGTCGGCAATCCGCTGCTTCTGGACAGTCATCGTGGTATCGGCCCAGGTGCCAAGCGTTTGGCTAATGCCGCCAAGGCTTTTAGCGAGGGCCGCCAGGTCCTGATTGGGCTCAGGTAGCGCAGGCGGGGCAGGAATCTTGACCGGGCCGCCAAGCGTCGGTGCCCCTGGCTGGAAATAAGTATTGACTGGCGCGGCTTTTGGTTGCAGCGCCGGCTGATTGATTGAACGACCAGCCAGTGCGGTCGCAGATGAGGCCTGCGGAGTGGCGCCAACCAAGCGCTTGCTGTCTTGTGCCCCAGCGACTGCGCCAGTGGCGGGACCGAGAGAGATGCGTGCCATTGGTTTAGTACAAGAGTGAGCCTGGCCAACCGGCCTTCACGGCGGCCGATACCTCTGACCCGCCCAGGGAGTTGGTGGGCAGACCTGGCACCGGGGGCGGCTTGGTTGCGTTGAGGCCCTTCAGTCCGCTGGTAAGCGACATGCCGCCTGCAATAGAGCTTGCAACCGCAGAGCCAGCGTTAAGGACGTATGGCAGTGCGCTTGGGTCTGGCGTCTTAATCGGTTGTATCGGATCAAGAATCGTTTGTTTCAAGTAGGGGTTCTGACTGGCAAGTCGGCTGGCGTAAGCGGCCTGTGCCCCGACCTTCTGCTGCTGACCTTGCTGGAAGGTGAACGCCAAGTTGCGGCTGGTCGCAAAGTCAAAGTTGGCTTGCTGTCTGTAGAAGTCAGCGATCAGGCTGTCGACGACAGCGCCGGACTTGCCGGATGCCAAAACCTCACCGCGCATTTGCAGGCCTGCCACGGCAGCTTCCCTCTTCTTCTGGGCTGCAGCCTCCTGCTCCTGGGACAGGGCCAGGTTCAACTGGGCGATGTCGCTGGCATGGGCCAGGGCTGCAATGGTTGCGTTCTGCGAAATGATGTCGTCTTGCAGGATGCTCTTCTGCGATTCATATTCACGAGCTGAGGACACCTGCATCTGAGCAAATTCATACTCCTGCTCAGCTACCTGATTGCGATAGGCGACATTGGCTTTTTGCTGCTGGTAAGAAACGGCCTGCGAAGCGATCCCCAGGCCGCTGCCAATTACAGCAAACGCAATGCCGGCTGCTACTGCATCGCACATGCTTTAGATCCTCACAAACTCGTAGAACAGGCGACCTTCTGGTCCCCAGTTTGGATGCTTACGGATAAAGGTAAAGCCCATGTACCGCAGCCACCGGACGTGGACCTCATTTCGTGCGTCCACCACGTTGAACAGCACGGGGTACTGCTCATGCAGCTTGGCCAGTTGCGCCTTTGATTCTTTCAGAAAAGTGCGACGGTCGCCGTGGTCATCAAGCATCGACTGGCAGCCAAGCATCCACACCCGACCAGCTGTTGGGCCTTGGGGAACGACGCCCCACATGCCGATTACGTTTTCTTTGCGGCCGACCATGGTCATGCATGGCTTGCTCATAAAGAAACAGAACAGCAATGCCTCCCGCGGGGAGTGGCCCGACTGTGCCCGGACTTCAGCTACGTCCTCCGGCCGCATCTCATCAGCGACAAAGGCCACGTCATCAATCGTGGCCCGTCGTTGATAGCCCGTCTTCACAGGCGATTGGCACGGCTGTGATACCACCCTTCCCATTCGGCCGATTGCACCCTGCACGGTAGAGGGCTGTTGCTGATTATCTCAATCCTGGCTTCTGTGTTCTGCGCCATGACTGGGACGCGGAACTTGCCGGTAGCCAGTTGCGGAGCGCCGATCAGCACAGTGCCGTCGCCAACCGTCAGGCCTTCATAGGGATAGGTCTGAGCGTCACGGTCTTGCGGGGTGATGCGCAGCTGGAATGACGACGTGTCGTCAAAGACGACCGACCAGGTGCGTAGCTGCAAGCGAGGGCCTGCTGCCACGGCAATGCCACCACCTGCTGGCTGTTCCTTCAGGTATGGCGTGGAGAACTCATACGTCATGTTGTAAAGCTCTCCGACGTAGAAGCTGGCGCTGGTCAGGTCGCCGCGAACGGTGATGGTGCCGTTGCCACTAGCGCCGCCGTTCAAGCTTTCACCAATCGGGAACAGCACCTGGCCGTGCTGGATGGTGTTGCCAGCTTGGAAGCGCCCGACCACAACCATTGTTCCGACCGCACCCATTGGATACGGCAGCGTGATGGTGGACTGAACATCCAGGCCGGCAGGCGTGGTCAGCGCAACAGAGCAGTTGGCTTCTGTTGTCTTGCGATCCAGCAGGATCTCGAAGTTGGTGTTGGAGTCGACGGTCTCAGGGCGCAGGGCTACACGCTCCAGGTAGACGCCGTCGCTGTACTCGACCACCAGGTACAGGTCGCTGTCCAGGATGTCGGCGCCAATGATCTCCTTGGCGTCTTGCACCTGCCAATAGGACCAGGCGGATTGCAGCTTGGTGTCGTCCTCAAAGAAGAACTTGTAGAGGTAGACCCGATCAGGTTCGTCGCTACTCAGCGCAACGATCGCTTCCTCCGACACTGATGCCACGAGTGTGGACAGGTTGCCGGGGACAAACCGCGGCACAGCAGCTGTGATCTCTTCCGACAGGGGCACCGGGCCGCTGGCGTCTGGCAGGAAGAACTCCCGCAGTCCGCTGAACTCACCCTTAGGAATAGCGAAGTAGACCATCCGGCCAACACCCACTGGGTCGACCGTCGCCTGCATCTCAAACGTAGTGATGGCAGTAACGGTCGCAGTCCTGGGCGTAAGGCTGGTGCCAACAGTTGTGGCGCCAGTGTCCAGGCGGAACTGACCGTGTCGACTGAATAGCAGCAGCGTGTTGGCAAAGGCCAGGCTGCTCACCAGGAAGTTGATCTCTGTACCGCCAGTGCTGATGTCGATCGGGTCGCTATCAACGACCGTCTGCACTGTCTCCGGGAAGAAGCGGTCATAGCTGTCAGCAGCAGACAGGATCACGTTCTCGTCTGCCAGCAGCACCAAGCGGTTGCGGAACAGCGTGACGTTCTGGATCGCGCTGCCAACAAAGCTGGGTTCCGGTGCTGTGGCCGCATCACCAGCCACCCGCCCAGACCAGTCGAACTCCTGGAAGGTGAACGTGCCGTTGGTATTGCGCACCAGCACGTGCGGCATGGTGGCTGCGTCCAGCTCAAAGACAATCCCTGGTGCGACCGTCTCCCGCCAGGTGCCATGGCCGAAACCACTGCCAGCGTTGGCTTCAAAGCTGACGTAGTAGTCGTCGAAGTTGGTCGACGAACTGCCAGCAATCTTGACCGTGAACCCGTGCTGAGCCAGCAGCGGCAGTTCAGTGATGGTGTCGATCGTGCCCTTGATCGGGATGGTTCCTTCGGCGTTGCGGGTGTCGGTCGCCTTCAGGGTGTAATCACCACCGTCGTTCTTCTCAATCGTGACGACGTAGTCCTGAGCAACGATGGTCCAGCCCGCCCCAAGGGCTGACGACAGGTTGCTGGCCAGGTTGCTGGCGATATCAACAGTGCTTGGGTTGGAGCCGCCAGCGTTGGACGTTGTGTAGGTGACCGTCGTGCTGTTGACCGTGATGCTGTAGGTGGTGGAGTAGTCCGCGGTCTTGCAGAAGACCATGGACCTGGTGCCCCAGTCGGTCGACGTGGCCGCAGACATGGCCACCTCCACCTCACGGTTGACGATGTAGGTCACGTCCGCGACTGACGCCACCCGGAACTGATTGGACGGGTCAGATGCGTTGTTGATGTTTAGGTAGGCGACACCGTCAGGGGTGGTGACGGTTTGCTCTGTCCCGTTCAGGTCGAACACCCGGATGTTGCCGTCAGTAATGAACAGCAGATACCGGATCGCACCGTCTCGATCGACGATGTGCACAAACGGACGACCAGTCCCGGCTGTGCCGGCGAACATCCGGTTCAGGTGGTAGATCGGCGGACGCTTCTTCAGCCCTTCAACAGGGCTGGGCATGCAGTTGATGACTGACTCGGCTTGTGAGGCCAGACGCAGCGCCGCTGGCTGCTGGCTGACCCCATTGATCAGGTTAGGGATCGAGCTGCTGACGAGAGGCATGGCTTAACGCGCAATCGCACGGCTGGGCAGATAGGTCCTGATTACACCTGTATGGTTCGGATTGCCACGCAGCATGCTGTGTTCGCTCTTGGTGGTCTCTTCTTCCAGGAATTGACTGCGAGCCTCCAGCTCCAGGGTCAAGTTCATGCGGGTCAGATCGGCGCTGCCGATGATTGCCTCTTGGAGCTGACGACCACCGCGAGTCATCACGTATTGGCGAGCATGCTCCGGCAATTCGTCCCACTCCAGGATGTAGGTGACGTCTGC